TTTATCTTAACTTTATTGTCTTCCTCCATGACATTTACTTTAGCAGGTGCACCAAACGTAGATGGCATCGTTTCAATCAATACTCTATAATCATTTAAAGTCACCGCCCTGTTTTGTGCTGCAAAGTTGTAACTAACTAGATTTCTAATTTCCTCTATCGTTGGTTGGTCAGCACCACCCACTGCGGGCGTTACGTTCGTAACCGTTAATGATTGTTCAACCTGTGTGTTAATTGAACTATTTGGCCCATTGATAACGAAATCGACATTATCAATACTGGTTATAACATCAATACCTATATTTGTATCCGAACCACCACCAACTCTATATTTTACAAAAATTGTTGTGTTAGGTTTAGGTAATGCACCTAATGAAAGATTGTTTAGGTATGTTCCCAAACTAACTCTTAATGTACCTTGGTTGTAATTATCTAAGTTATCCAAAGGAGTAACATTACCCGAACCAAAAGTTAACGAAAAATACCCTTCAGGAGTGTATTCTGTAATGAATTTATTTGTAACCGGAACATAACTTCCAGCAACAAAATTATCGGTGTCTGATGCTGTTGTTGGGTTTGGAACGAATATTTTATCTTGTATTAATGACTTTACTTCATACCATTTATTTGGTGAGTTTAAAAATTCAGAATTACTTGGGTTGGTAACAATATTTGTACCCTCTTTGTGTATAATCGATGTCACACCTAAAACATTTTGTTCAGGTAAATATAATTTTAGAAATGGTTTTTGATCTGCCTCAGTTATTACCCTCCTATATATTCTCGTTAAACCATTTACAACAGCTTCTCGTTTAACTATTGAATACGAAATTAACCTATTATTCGCATCAAAGTTTGGTATCTTTAATCTATTAGGTTCCCCTCTACTATTGAATGGATTTGAAAAATCAATATCTTCTATTGTTTCAAAAACCTGACCACCACCCGATAATTGAGCACCAGCACTTATTTTACCCAAATATCTTTCATCCTCTTTGTCACCTCTAACCGGAACATTTATTGTAAAATCACATAACGCAACCGAGGGTCTATTTCCCGGTATTCTAATTCCGTATGTTTTTGCAATGTGAAATAATGATTGTCTTTGTTGTGCAAAATCTAACATTGTTTCTTGCCAAACCCTATCAATATGGAAATGAAGATTGTCGGCAACCGCGGCATTTAAATCTAATAAAACTGAGTATATCGATGCGTCATTTGTATTTCTTATTAGGTCCGGATAATATTGTCTAGTTAGATTTACTAACTCTTGTCTTAATCCCGCAAAATCTCTAACGGAATAACTTATTTTTTTAGCCATTTTTTTATTAGTGATATATTTATATAATATAATAAATACATCAATATGAGGAAACCTAAATTTTATTATTACGATAAAGACATATGTAAACAAGTTGCATCATTATGTGGTTCAAGAAGAGAATTTTACATAAAATACCCTGCAGCACATAATGCGGCACAAAAAAATGGTTGGTTAGATGAATTTATACCCACATTAAAAAAAGACAAAAATTATTGGACATTTGAAAAATGTAAAGAAGAATCATTAAAATATAAAACAAAAAAAGAATTTAAAGAAAAATGTGAATCCGCATATAAAAAAATATTAAAAAACAAATGGGATAAAGAATTGTTTAATCATTTAACACCTGTTGGGAACTTAAAAAAACGTTTGGTCTACGCCCAAGAATTTTCAGATAAATCGGTATATATTGGGTTGACCGGAAACATTCAAAAAAGAACACATAATCATTTAAATTTAAAAAAAGAAACCATATTTAAACACATTCAAAAAACAGGAATTTTTCCAACTTTAAAATTATTAACAGATTACATCCCAATTGAGGACGCAATAAAAAAAGAGCATGAATTCGTTAATGAGTACAAAAAAGAAAATTGGAATGTATTAAATATTGCAAAAACCGGTGGTGTTGGAAAAGTAAAAACAAAATGGACAATTGATGTGATTTTAAGTGAATCATTGAAGTATAATTCAAAAAGTGAATTTAAAAAAAATTCATATAATGCTTATTGTGCAATGTATAAACTTAAATGTCAAGACATTGTTTGTGAACACATGATAAAAAAAAGAAAAAGAATTTTACAAACAACAATTAATGGTGATATTGTTGGTGAATTTAATTCAATTCTTGACGCACATAATAAAACAGGAATAAGATACTCGTCAATTTTTTCATGTTGTGAGAGAAAATATAAAACTGGTGGTGGTTATGTTTGGTCTTATGTTATATGTTTATGATTATAAAGTCTGATGACACAAACGGTTCGTTATTTATTTCGTAATCTATTCTAACCTTTGCTGTATATGGTTTGGTTGAGGAATCACCCACCCTGAATAAACGAGAGTCTTCCTCTTCACTAACACTAAGTGGTTCTTCGGGGTCTTGATCCGCAGCAACAACGGTTATACTTTTAACTTCTAAATTTGGAATATATGTCCTTATTGCAGTTCTTATTTCATCTTCAATCCTACCCCATGTGATGGTGTCATTTGGTTCAAAAATGTACTCATACAATCTTGTACCAAAATCAGGTAGATAGTATCTTGAACCCTTCCTAGTTAATAGTAAATGTATAAGGTTAGCCCTAATTTCTCTTTCGGGTGTTTCCGTCATTGTTACGAAATCACCTTTCAAACTTCTCCTAAATGGAAAATCTATACCATATGTTACTGCCATACCAATAAATATAAGAAATAAGAAAATGGGTGTGAATAGATGTTATAATAGAGTTATTAACCTTTTAATTCGACCAATTTCCTCATTTAATTCCCTTTCTTTCATTATACTCTTTTCATTTGGGTTAAAATCACCATTATTGTGGATAGATTTAATTTGTTCCGGATAAAACGCAATATATGATGTTACATTTCGATTAAAACTACCCTCATCATTTTTAAGTATAACACCATCATATTCACTTTTAATTAACGCATCGGTTATCAATTTCCTCATGTTGGTGGACTCAGCCTGTACCCATTCTTCCCATTCCTTTAGTATTACGTCAAACTCACGATTTCTTTTGTCAAACAATTCTCTATCTGAACTTAATTCTTTATAAAGGGTATCAAACTTTTTCTGGTATTCTTTATCCTTTAGGTAAAATTGATAATCTGCTTCATAAACGTTTGTATCTATTTTAGACACCTTTAATAAGAGATCTCTCCTCGATTCTGCAATCAATGGATTTTGTAATGATAGGTAAACCGGGATTTGTGTGGTGTCTTGACCTAACCCAATATCTTTATCGGATGGTTTGAAAAAGAATCCGTTTGGTACACCGTTATCACTAAGTATTGCTTTACCTCTACCATGTTCAAATCCTAATTGTTTAATTGATTCTTCATTTTCTTTATTTGTTTGGTGATAAAGAACTAATGGTTTACCATTTTCATCAACAACCTTCGAGTTTTTAAACCATTTTTTAAAGTTTTCACTCTCAATTTTATTATCGATTTCTTCATTTATCTCCACATCTTTATGTATAAACTTGGAACCTAATTCTGTTTTATATGACGGTCTATATGTCGACTCTGGATGTAGTTGTTTCATTTTCTTAACTAACATCGAACCGAAACCTTCTCTACGCCTTTCCGGTCTAACCACAATATCACTAATAGTTATCTCATTATCGTATATCACATAACTAACATATCCAATAATCTCCCCGTCCTCATAAATCCCTAGTTCGTAGTTATCTTGACCATCATAATGATCTAAATGTTCGTGTTCAAAACTTATCTTACCCATACATAATAAATATGCAATAAAAAAACCACGGATATCCGTGGTTTAGTTTAAAAGTTTTGTGTTGTATTTTTCATGTTTAGGTTCGTATGGACAGTGTCTACATTTGTTACCACAACAAAAACCTCTTTTCTTATGGTAGTGTTCAGTAAAAACTGTTCTACCATTTTCGGTATAAAAATCATTACTGGTGTTTTGTGTTGAGCCCCCATTTAAATCTATCAATTTCTTCTGTTGTGAATTTACTTTTTCCATTTTGTTCAGAAACTTTATTACATAATAAAATAAACATCTCTTGTGGAAATGAATTTTTCATTACATTTATGTGTTTATGTACCCATTGTACGTTACCTTCAATATATCCCTTATCACTATCCACCCTATCTAAAGATGCTGTATATGTCCTATCATTCCAAGTTTTTGGTAATGTTATATCTAAACCTGATAAATTACATTTACCATTTTGTTTAAGGTATAGATTATTTACATAATCTTTAGTTATATTAATCTCTAAATTGGTTCTTTTTTGTCTTGTCTTAATTCCAGAGTGGATAATTTTATACCACATATCACCAGACACTCCATTTACTTTATTTTTACACCCACAAGAAATTATTTTTCCATGTCTAAGATGGGTCCCAAAAACTTCTTTACTATTACCACACTCACACTCACATAAAAATTTTATGTGTCCGTTTTTATTTTTACTAATTTCTTTAATGACGGTAAGTTTACCAAATTTTTTACCAACGATTTCAATTTTTTTCATATTTCACAATTGTTTTTCATAACAATAAATATATGTGAAATAAAAAAAGGGGGTAATCCCCCTTTCTTGAAAAATTTATTTTTATTATTTTATTTCACAACCCGAAGCTCCACATGCAATCTCACCACTCAAGTTTGTTTCATCATTTGTTTCAATAACTTGAGACAAATCAATTGAGTGTAATTTAGAATATAATTCTTCAAACTCCTCCTTAGTACAATCGGTAAAAGGGGCTTGGGTGTATGTACCACCATTGTATGGTAAAACCGACAATCCGTTGTAGAAATCTCTGTTTTCCCACATCCATTCACCAGCTAATTCCCACTCTTCCGGTTTTAAACTAACTGTTGCGGATACGTTATGTGAGTTAGATCCACTTCTATGACCTGGTTTCACCCACTCCTGTGTTATTTTTTTAATGCGTTCCAATAATTGGAATGGACTTTCAGTTCTTAAAATTGCCCCTTCAGGTGCTTTTTGTGGAACCGAAATAACCGCAGTATCGTGTGGTCTGAAAAACTCATCTTCAACTAATTCAGGGTGGTTGTTTAATAAGTAACCATAAATTGCCTCATTTTTACCAACACGTATTCTACGGATATAGTAATCGTTATGCCAAGCATGGATACCTGATGATGTACCTAACGTTAAAGAGGTTGTTCCTGCTGGTTTAACTGTGGTCGTTCTTGCCGACTTGTTAATTCCAATCATTTCAGCAACTCTAGCATTTTCTTCTTTCACAATTTTAGCAGCTTCCTTCATGTTATAACCTAAAACAACACCTGAACCAATACCGGTCATTGAAACGCCAATTAATGCGTCTTTTTCTGTTGTTCTTTTCCAAATATCACGTAAATAATGGAAATCAGTATAACCTGCTTGTAATGTCCCAATAAACGCGGCTGCTCTCACTCTGTCATTTAAATCTTCTTGTGATTCGATGTCCGAAACATTTACTTCACATAAGTTACAGAATTGGTTTGGTCTCAACGCAATTTCACAACATGGATTAGTTCCCCAATCTTTATCATTAGTTAAATATATACCCGGTTCACCAGCACCTGAAGCTTCTACTCTTTTCCATAAATCCATAAAGAACTCCTTGGTTACTTTATGTCTAACTAAAGCCGCTGAGTTATTTGCTCTACCTCTTTGTGGATTTTGTTCCCACCACGCACCTGATTTACATGAAATCATTTCGTGGTCATCTGCTGAGAATAATGAAATTAATGCTGCTCTACGAATACCACCTGCTAATACAGCATCTGCAATATGACAAATCATATCATGTACTTCAATCGGTGTTAGTTTTTCACCATCATTTTTAGCATCCAACATACCTTGTAATTTGTGGATACAATCTTTTAATGGTTGAGGTCCCGGAGCTTTACCACCCGATGTCACTAATTGTGCACCTTTAGGACGAATGTCACTAAAATCAAATTCAGGTGTCGATGCTTGTTGACCAAAATAAGATTTCATTAAAACCTTTATTGCATCTGCCCATCCTTCAATAGAGTCACCGATTAAAAATCTTCTAGTTCTATTTGGATTTGGTTTTCTTATTTCTGGTAATTTATCAACATGGTGTTTTTGTACTGAGTATCCAACTCCGGTACCACCCAATAATAAAAACATTGTTTCCGAAAATGCGTCAAGATGATCAACAGGTAAGTACGCACAATTGTAAATTCTGTTTGGGGATATTTCAATTGGTTTACCCCCAAATTGCATTGATCTCATTGAAGGTAAAACCTTTTTATCATATACAAATTTGTAAACTTTTATGATTTCATCTTTTAGTTTTGGGTATTTTTTAATGTGCATTTCCATGTTCCTAGTTACCAACTCGTCCCACGTTTCTCTTCTTTGTAATTCGGGTACGTATTTTGCGTACTTCATGTAAACGGTTAAGTCTGACAAAATTCTTTGTGATTCATCCATAACGATAAATGTATTTTTTTTTAAGTTTTAGTAAATTTTTAATGTTTATTATTCACGATTTAGCATTTTCTGTCTTTTCATAAATGCATCTTTAGCTCGTGTAGCGTTTGATTTTTCTTTTTCCTCTTGGTGACCAAGAAGTGTTGTTTGACTTTCGGTATCGATAATTAAAAACTTGTTGTCAAACTTACAATTAGACCATATGATACCATCTTGACCAATCCTTGATTTTAACAATGTCATTGTTGCCAAGTTGTGTTCTTTTTGTTCAAGTGTTTTACCGACAGATAAAACTACGTGACCAATTTGGGCCTTTTTAATTGAGCCACCCATCTGATCTGTGTTTCCTTGTGTTGCTGTCCATATTGCAATTCCAAACTCATCAGTCATAGCTTCCAAACTTCTCATCACGGAACCTTCACCTTTCCACTCTTCTCCATTGGTGGATCTTTCAGGTGTTATACAATCAACATAATCGATAACTAAAAGGTCTAATTTTTTACCGTCTGACAAGTGTTTTCTAATCCTTGTTTTAATTTCTGAAATTGTAACAGAATCACTAGGTAATTTAACAATGTCCAATGTTGCATCGATATTGTGTTTAATATCTTCAACCATGGTCTTAACTTCTTCTTTTCTTTTTGGTTGTTCATCTGGTTCGATTCCCGTCCAAATCGTGAAGTGTTTTCTTTTAATATTTCCCGGATTATCTTCGAAAAATATTTGTAGAACATTAAATCCGTTATTGTAGGCCGTGTTTGAAAAAAGTGTTAACAATGTTGTTTTACCGGTACCTGTTGGTGCTAAAACAACCCCTAACTCTCCTTTACCTAAACCACCTTTTAACGCCTCATCAACACCATTAACTCCGGTTGGTATTGGACTTCTATTATCCTCTTCAAGGGCACCATCAATATCGTGAAAAACGTCCATTGACTCTTGTGGTGGTAGTCCAACCATCATCGCCTTCTGTATAATACCCTCAATAGTGTGGTATTCTTGGAAAGACCCGTTATCAATAATTGTTTGAACTTTTTTAAGTTCTTTTTTAAGGTTTTGTTGTTTACAAAAATTCAATGCTTCATCCCTAACCAAAAGTGAATCTTGACTATTTTCTTTAATATTTTCAATGGTGTCGAGGTGAATCATTGCACTCTCTTTTGTACCCATTTCAAGTATTATTTTTTGTGATAAAGTATCGTAGTTGGGTATTTTGTTGTATTTTTTGTAAATCTCCTTAATGTTTTCTACGATGAACCTAAAAGAATTGTTGTCGAAATATTTACTCTCAATAACGTCAATTATCTGCTCCCCATATTTTTTATCTTCAATCATTGCCTTTAACAATGATTGTTGGAATGATGTCCCAAGAAATCCAAAATTCTTTTCTGTCATGTTCTTTTATTATAGTTCGTAATTTAAATATGTAAATTCTAATTCCTCCGAAGATAATATCGTTGTTAAATCCGATAAGTATCTTTTTAGGTTAGGTCGAATATCAACCGTATATCTAACTTTTGGGTGATAGACATTTGCCGGAAATATTCTTTGAATAAATACATCGTCACCTAACTTAATTTTAAGTAAAAAATGTTCTTTTTCTTCTTCTTCCTTGTTTGCCAAATCATCAAAACCGTAAAAATAATCACGATTTTCATGTAGATAATCCAAAGTTTTTGTTTTCAAATCATGACTAATTTCGTCACAAATATTTTTTACGTAATAGTAAATATCCAAAGAATCTTTTGAATCCGGATTATAATCTCTAACGTTAAAAAAACGTTGACAGATAATGTTTTTTTCTAGAGTTAAGATAAACTCAAATTTGATTGGTTCTTGATTACTCATTGTTTCTAACTTTTATTGTTTTTTTATTTTTTTCTTTTCTTGTTAATCTTAAAAATGGATTTAAAAATTTAATCCACGCATCGTCAGATTTTGGTAATAGTAGGAAAATACCATCTTCCATCATCATTTTCATTGTATTCTTGTACGACCTACCATCAGGATCCATTGTTTCAGTGATAAGGTCATTTATGTATGTTTTAGCCTCATTTGTTAAAAAAGGATTGTCCAAACTAACAATATGACTATTAACATTAAAAAACTCTTCACCTAAAACACCATGTTTGGTTACACCGGTTAGTAGATTATTAATTATACGATTATTTTTATCATTTTCAAAAAGAGTGTTAAATTTATTTCTAATATAATCTAAACTTATCTTTTCGGTTTTAAGTTCAGGAACATTTGTTAATAATGTTCTAATACCAAGACTTTTGATACCAGCAATATTATCTGACTTATCACCACAAATCATTTTAACCAATTTAATGTTTTCGATTAATATTTCTTCGTGGTCATAAACAAACATATCGTTTGGTTGATATATTTTGGAATGTGATGGGTTAAATAATTTTGTATCTTCTGACACAAGTTGTGTTAAATCCCCATCTGATGAATAAATAATTTTCTTTTCTTTTGGTGAGTTTTGTGTATAGTACGCAATTGCATCGTCAGTTTCACAAAATTCAAACTCACCCTGACGAACAAAAAGTTCTTCTAAGTATTGTTTAACCCTATGTCTTTGATATCCGTAGGAATTCATTTCCTCCTCGGATCTAATTCTGGATTTTCGGTTTTCCTTGTATTGGTGATAAAATCTTTTACGTGTTTCTGATCCGTTCTCACCATCCCAAAAAACAACAACTTTGTCTAAGTGGTGGACTTCAATCATTCTACGAATTGTATTGATAAAATGATAAAGTCCACCAATATGTTGTCCTTTATAGAAATGGTTTTTCAAACCGAAAAAACCAATTGTTAATAAATTATCACCATCTATTAATAGTACGTTAGACATTTAATTTTGTTTATGGGTTAGTCCTCAATATATTCATCCGATGTTTCACCGAAAATCAATTCACCGGTTCCCGATAATATTGCGTTCCAGTAATCTGAATGTTCTTTTTTGTACGTGTCCAATGCGTCTTTATCATCGTCAATATACCCATGTGGAGTCGCAATGATTTTACCATCTTTATATTGTAAACCATTTACGTGGTTTTTAATAATGGATATTTTGGTTCTGATTGCATATGATACCGTTCTACCATTTTTGGTTGCGGTAATATGATTAATACCCGCTTTCTTCTGATTTCCAAACAAGAAAACCAAAGAAGATGCTAACCATAACGCTTCCCCACCTTTTGCTTTAATTTCAGGTTGACCAAATGGATTATCTGGTAAATCAACCCATGGTTGGTTAACAACAACTAAAGTGTTATAATATGGGTAATCTTCCTTTTTAGACTTTGAAATTCTTGAATGGATACCCATACCAATTTTGTCCGATAATGCAGATGCATTGTGCATTTTTCCACCCTTACCTTCAAATGTCATCTTACATGGTATTGAACCAACAGAATCCCATAAGAATAATAATGAGTATGGTATGTCACCCTTTTCTTGTGCATCTAAAATATCATTAATGAAATCGGTCGCTTGTTCGATGTAGTCAAAACTATCATTAAAAATGAAATTACCATCCCATTCTCCATTTTCGTCTTTTTCTGCTTGTAATCCTAATTCAACAGCATGTTCCCAACTCCATTTTTTCTCGGTGATAATGAACACCGGTAAGTGTCCCTTTCTTTGTGCATCAGCTGCTGCTAATATCATTGCGGTTGTTTTTGATGAGTTACTATGTCCTAATAACATATTAACACCACCCATAACCGGACCCGGTAATCCACACGCTTTCAAAACCGCTTCACCACAGAAATAGAAATTAGTTTCTTTGTATTTTGTTTTTGTTGAAAACTTTTCCTTAAAGTCGAGTGGTTTAAATTCTTTTTTCTTAATTGCCATAATTTTTTTGTTTTAAAACTTGGACACTTTTTGTGTCTTAGTGTCCAAGTTGTTATTTTTACCATTCTAAAATGGTAAATCATCGTCCTCTGGTTCGTTTCCTTGTGGATCAAACTCAGGTGTTGAATCTTTACTCGCTTGTGGTGGTGACATCAATGTGGTTTCTTCTAATGTGTCTGAAACCCATTTTTTGGTTTCAGAATCCCACTTTGGTACCTCACCTTTGGCAATCATTTCAAGATATTCTTCAGGTTTTTTAGAATAAACATCTGACCATGTTAACTCATC